GACGCTATCAGGGGGAAATAGATAATCAATAATACTCATTATTTTTTTCCTTTTTTAAGAGCAGACATTATGTTTCCTTGTGCCTTTTTTTGTGATTTCTTAAATGCTTTATGTTTATCTTCTTGTTTCAGTCGCTCTGCAGCAGTTACCTTTGGAGCATTAAAGTCTGGCCTTCCTGTCTGGATATTAATTGCTGTATACATCTTAGGCTTAGACTTAGACTTTGAAGTTACTGTTTTCTTTTTATCTGGTGCTTTTGGCTTAGATTTAGGTAGAGCCATAGCTTTAGTCTTAGGCTTAGGTTGGTCCCGAAATGGCTGGCTTTTTTTAGTAGCTTCTGCTGCACTTCTACCTCCTTGTGAGGTTGCTCTATTTTTCTTTGCTTTGATTCTTATCTGATTAGCAAGAGAAATAGGACGCTTCTTCGGTTTTGGTTTTTTAGCATCAGCTATTTTCTTTTGTTTCTCTTCTGCTTTTTTCTCTGCAATAATCTTCTTACGTTTAGCAGCTTGCTCTGCTGCAATCTGCGCCTTTGTACGAGACTTAGCTTTACTAGGTCGCAAAGCACTACGGTTAGCTAGTTCTTCTGCAGCAGCTTTGTCTCTAGCTTTTTTCTTGGCTATATTAGCCATTAGTTCTTTCTTAGTCATTTTAGGTGCCATCGGTTAATCCTCTACCATTTAACTTTATGTGACCAGTACTTCGCTGACAGCTTGCTGGTCGGCTTGCCCTGCGCATTGTGACGTGCATAGTAGGACTT